TCCTGAGATACAGGATAACTATGTGTACTCAACTATTAATACAGCACCAATTACCTCAGAAAATGTTAATGCAGTCTGGGACGAATAAATAATCAAGGGGAGATCTGTTATTAATTATAACAGTCTGCAGTCTCCCCACCCACAATACTATGAATGAAATAACTCCAGTTCAGCGGCTACCTAACACTTATACTTTTACACAATCAGTAGAAAAAGTTATCCCTACAGCCAATGGTGACAAAATACAAAAGACTAATTATGTTGTTACTGTTTACGATCAAAACGGAAAACTTCAGACTACTACAGCCTCACATCAAATAAACTACTTGGTTTAATTTTTATTTAGGGTCGTATCTCTCACGTTTTCTAACTTGATCTATTTCCCATTGATGTAGTTTGTTTATAGATGTGTTTATTTCTGCAACAAGTCTCTTAGGTAGTTTTGATTGAATATCAGTACTGGACCAGTTTTTTCTTATACTAAAATTTCTACCAAAAAACCAAGGATCTTTTACTAGTTCACAAAGCAAGTCTGTGAGCTTATGCATCTCCTCAGAACCATATTCAATTTTAGGATTCTGTCTAAGAAAATTATAAATCTTCACTTCGGGTGCTAGCCAGTCTTCAAAATTTACTCTCCAGTTTTGTGGAGTTATTAATGCTTGAGGATCTTGTAGGAATGACCGTGGCATTTCTTTCTGTAAAATTTTAAACATATCATGGCCTGGTTGGGCAATTTGGTGTCTTCTCTCTTCCATCTTAGGAGTATTCCAACGGTGAACTGCGTCTTCTTGTTCACCAATTTGTAACTTGTTTGTTGTAAACTCAGTCCAATTCCTCAAGTCTACAAACTCTATATTTGCTTGTTCGTTGAGATACGGTGTTAATGCAACTACCGATAATACTGGTTCTAAATGATTTTCACCAAACGTATAATCTATATACGGATTCTGGTTATCTGAATATATTGTATTTTTTATCATTCTTACAAAACTCTGCCACACATAAAGTTGCCTGTATCTATGGCCTTCCTCTTGATTTGGGAACATTGCTTTAATTTCTTTTTTGCCGCCGTTGTGATAGTAAGGCTCCATGGTGCTTTCTTTTGCTGTCTTTATATCCCAGTCATAATTAATCATGATTAGACCAGAGCAGTATCTATGCATAGGATCTCTAATACAGAATTTCACATTGTTGTTCTTTATTTTTATTGCTGAACCAAAGTTAATTAGAGTATTTGGAGTAGGAACCCATTCAGTTAAGTAGTGTACGCTCGTATCTAATGAGTCTAATGGCTGTAGTTCATAATGATATGATGATTGATCTGCAACCGATAAAGAATTTACATAGGAACTTGCATTACGTTTAAATAGTCCCCAAGTCTCTACTGTTTTGCCTGTCTGTTTATCTATTAAGTTAAAGTATGATATCATGCTGTCTGTGTGTCCTTTATGTTATTTATCGTTTATTTTAGATAAATACTGTTATAATCAATTTTTCGTAGGAGGAAAAAATGGCAGAGAAAGAACAAGCAGAAGTCACGATGAGTCGTGCCGAGTACGATGCCTTACAAGCCAAAGCAGGTGAAGAAGTTCCAGTTGGTGGTGCAAAATACGATTCCAGAGGTTTTAAAACTATCGAAGGAATGGAGGCCGCTGATATTAATGGTGACGGGCATATATCTGATACAGAAGCAAAAATGCATTTAGAGTTCAAAAGAAAAGAACTAGAAGATGCCGATGCGATGAGAGATGCTCAACGTAAGATGGCATGGTTCTCATTATTTGGAATGTTACTATATCCGTTTGCAGTAATTGTAGCCAGTTTGGCAGGTTTAAGCGAAGCACAGGCTACCTTAGGTAGTATGGCACCAACATACTTTGTTGCAGTTGCCGGTATTGTAGCGGCATTCTTCGGAGCTCAGGCTTTTAGCGCCACTAAAAAATAGGTGTTCATAACGAATATGTGTTCCATACAAGTTAGATAAATACTAATATGGAACACAAATTTGTTAAACATTTTGCAAGACTTATCACAGACGCAGAGTTATCCAACGATGATGTTGCAGACTATTACGACATTGTCGAGTCCCATATCCCCACTAAAGTAGTTATTGCTTACACTGACGATCACGAAATGGTTAGTGCAGAAGTAACACTATACTCCACCACAGAAGATAGAACAATATACGAAGTGGTACTACAAGAAGCAGTTGATGAAGAAGAAGGCGATGCTATTACAAAGGACCTCACAGAAGCATTTCCAGATATCGACTTTGACTTCGAATCCTCACTAGAAATTTAAAGGTTGACACCAGCCAGAATCCGTGTATAATGTACCTAACGGCGCATAAATAAACTTATAACATACACAGGAAAGCAAATGGCATTTAATAAAACATTTAACGAAGAAGAAAAAGCAAGACTGAAGAAGTTAATCGACGAAGGTATGCAAGTTACCTACGAAGTTGAAACACTCAAAGAAGGTCTAAGAGAAACTGTCAAAGCAATAGCGGAAGAGATGGAACTAAAGCCAGGCGTACTTAATAAGGCAATTAGAATTGCACATAAGTCTAGTTTCCAAGACGAGTTTGATAAGTTTGACGAGCTTGAAACAATTCTAGAGACAGTCGGCAGAACGTTATAGCATTTACTATGCAAGAACCTTTCGAAATCTGTCCACAGGTTCTCGATGACTCTGAATTAGAATTCATTAAATCATGTGGCAATGCAAGTACTACTGAAATGCAGACTGGCCTCCTTACGAGGACAAAAAGTACAATAGCATTACCCTCTAAGATTATAAAAAAACTTGAAAAAGCAGTACAACAAAGTAGTTACTACAGTTCGTTTAAATTACTTTCTCCAACAACATTTGAGAAGTTTATACTATCTACGTATGATTTAGGGCAAGGCTTTGATGTTCACCAAGATGTATCTCAAAACAGTTTTTTAAGTAATGGTGAACATGACAGAAAAATTACTATCATAGTTCTACTTGATAATAATTATGAAGGTGGAGATTTTTTTATACATGACGTAGGAATGGATGCACCATTTCTAATAACGTTACAGCCAGGAGATGTACTATTGATGCCTAGTTTTTATGAACATTCAATGAGAGATATTACAACAGGACAACGAGTATCTCTTACCACTTGGATATTAGGGCCACGTTGGTGTTAAATTATCTTGACATTTCCTTTACATTAATATATAATAGGTACATATGAGTTACGTTGACGCATTCTATGATAAGAACAAAGACATTGTAAGAACTGTTGAGCGTGTCAATGGTGAAAGAATATATGTTGACCATCGTCCAGAATACAATTTTTTTGTTGCTGACCCTAAAGGTAGTCACACTAGTGTCTATGGTGAGAAGGTTACAGAGATAAGATGTAAAAGCAACAAAGAGTTTCGCAAGAACGTTGCAATTAATACGCACAACAAAAAGTTTGAAAGTGATGTTCGACCACTAAACAAAACAATAGCAAAGCATTACAATGGTGCTGAGCAACCTATATTACAAACAGCATTCCTTGATATTGAGGTTGACTTCGATCCTGAGAGAGGCTACAGTTCTCCCGAAGATGCATTTATGGAAATTACTTCTGTAGGAGTCTACTTACAGTGGATGGATGCTATGGTATGTTTGGCTGTTCCGCCTAAGACATTAAGTTGGGGACAAGCTCAAAGCATAGCATCTAAGTTACCTGAAGTTGTGCTGTTTAAAACAGAAAAAGAAATGCTGAAAACGTTCCTAGAACTTATTGATGATGCTGATGTGCTAAGTGGCTGGAACTCAGAAGGTTATGATATTCCTTATCTAGTAAATAGGATTGTAAAAACATTAGGCAAAGCAGAAACAAGAAAGTTATGCTTGTTTGATCAGTTTCCAAAGCAGAGAACATATGAAGCATTTGGTAGCGAACGTGAGACATATGACTTAGTAGGGCGTGTACACTTAGACTACATGCAGTTGTACAGGAAGTATAACTATGAGGAGCGACACAGTTACAGGCTAGACTATATTGGTGAGATGGAAGTAGGCGAGAAGAAAGTAGCCTACGAAGGTTCACTAGATAGACTTTACAATCACGACTTTGAAAAGTTTTTAGAATACAACATACAAGATGTTATGTTGCTAGACAAAATGGATAAGAAGTTACAGTTCATTGACCTAGCAAATACTATTGCACATGATAATACTGTACTGCTACCCACTACAATGGGTGCTGTAGCAACTACTGAACAAGCAATTATCAACGAAGCACATAGACGTAACATGGTTGTGCCAGACAGGAAAAAGTATTCTAAAGACAAAGAGAACACACAGGCGGCTGGTGCCTATGTGGCTTTCCCCAAGAAAGGCTTTCATAAATGGATAGGCAGTATGGACTTAAACAGTCTGTATCCAAGTGTGTTTAGAGCATTGAACATGGGGCAAGAAACAGTAGTAGGACAACTTCGTCCGGACTATACTGATCAAGAGATTAACGATAAGGT